AAACCATATGAAAGAGTAGGACCCGCAGCACAATCTTATGGTTATGGTTTTGGTATATCACAATGGAACGGATCTGTTCCTGGAGCTGCAACATCTACATTAAATGGATCTTTGAGTGCAAACTCTGCTGGTACAGGTGGATCGGGTACGAGTGTCACATTAACGTCTACAACAAACTTTAGTTCAGTAGGTAGAATTTTGGTAGACTCCGAATTAATTTCTTATGCTGGTATATCAACAAACGATTTAACAGGTATCACTAGAAATGTTGATGGCACAGATAACGCGTCTCACAGCTCTGGTGCAACGGCAACAGATGCAACAAAATTTTCTGATTGGGGTGAAGCAGTATTAGCTTCAGAAGTAACTCTGGAGCCAGGCCTCTGGAGTCTTGATAACTTTGGTCAAGTATTAATTGCAACAATTGGAAATGGTAAAACTTTTACATGGAACGCAGGTGCAGCGACACCTTTAGCTACCAGAGCTTCAACATCTACATCTAGTTTTTCTACTGCCAGTAATCCAACAGCTTCTAGATTAACATTAGTGTCACCTACAACTAGACACTTATGTCATTTTGGAACTGAAACAACTATTGGCAACACAGCTACACAGGATGATATGTTTATAAGATTTTCTAATCAAGAAGATATAAATGATTATACAGCTACTTCTATCAACAGCGCAGGTGATTTTAGATTACAAGATGGTACAAAGATTGTAGGAGCTATAAAAGCAAAAGAAACAATTCTAGTATTTACAGATAATGCATTGTACACAATGAAAT